AGGAAGAAGGAGGGAAGAAGAAAGCTGCAGAGAAACTCTCTAAGTATGAGCGGCAGTTTGATGAGTATGAAAAGCTTACTACTGAAACTACACGCAACAAAGCCCTGAATACAATTCGTGAGAGTCATACTGATTTTGATGACCTACGTAAGTCAGATGCTTTCCATGACTGGGCTGATGAACAACCTAAGTGGGTACAGGATGTTCTTTATGAGAATGAAGAAGATGCTCGTGCTGTAATCCGTGTCATTGATCTTTACAAAGTTGACAAGGGTATGAACCCTGCGGCTAAGAAAGCTAGTGCCAAGGAAGCTGCCTCATCTGTTGTAGCTAAGAGTAAGACTGGTGTTGATCTTGATGGTGGCAAAGAGACTATTCGTGAGTCTGATGTCAACAAGATGGATATGAAGACCTTTGAAAAAATGGAAAAGCGTATTCAGACTGCAATGCAGAATGGTACTTTTGTTTATGATATGAGTGGTGGTGCAAGATAACTCTTGACAAATAAGGTAAACTTCGTATAACTATGGCAAGTGGCGTAGGACTCTGATCAAGACTACCCAATGCTACTTGCCTACTTTAAGTCTAAACTATAAGTAAGACCCACCTGAAAAGTACAGGCCCGTCCCTCGAAGGTCGATCAACCTAAAGAGAAGATGCACCCTAGGAAAGACTCAGCCTCTTATCGCTCTGTTTAGCTTCTAATACAAGCCAAATATCATAGGAGTATTTCTCATGGCTTTCCAATCTGCTTCGGGTCACGGCAATTTGCCTAATGGTAACTTCTCGTCAGTTATCTATTCCAAAAAAGTACAACTTGCTTTCCGTAAGGCAACCGTTGTTAGCGACATCACTAATTCGGATTACTTTGGTGAAATCTCGGCTCAGGGTGATACTGTTCGTATTATCAAAGAACCTGAAATCTCTGTTTCGGCTTATGCTCGTGGCACTCAAGTGCAAGCACAAGACCTGCAGGATGCTGACTTCTCGCTGGTAATCGACAAAGCTAACTACTTTGCATTCAAAATCGACGATATCGAAGAAGCTCACTCGCACGTAAACTTCATGGACTTGGCTACCAACCGTGCGGCTTACCGCTTGGCTGACCAGCATGACCAAGAAGTTCTGGGTTACCTGTCGGGTTACAAGCAGTCGACTCTCCATTTGGATGCAGATACAGTAAATGACGTTGTGAACGGCACTAAGGCTGTCACGACTGCTGGTTCTGACGAACTGCTGACCTCGATGAAGTTGATCAAGAGCAGCTTTGGCAACATCACCACTGCTTCTGCAGCAGATCATTCGATCCCTGTAGCTGCTCGTCTACCCGGTGCTACTGCACTGCCAACCACTCACGTCTCGCCCGTCATGCTGATTAACCGCATGGGCCGTCTGTTGGATCAACAGAATGTTGACAAAGTGGGCCGTTGGATTGTGATCGACCCAGTGTTGATGGAAGTACTGATGGACGAAGACTCGCGCTTCCTGAATGCTGACTACGGTGATTCGGGTGCATTGCGTAACGGTCTGGTTCTGTCAAACTGGAATGGCTTCCGTGTGTACGTCTCGAACAACCTGCCTTCGGTTGGTACGGGTGCTGCTACGACTGGTACGGCTAACCAGAACTCGAACTACGGTGTGATCGTTGCTGGTCATGAGTCGGCTGTTGCTACGGCAGAGCAGATTAACAAGACCGAAACCTACCGTGACCCAGACTCGTTCGCGGACATCATCCGTGGTATGCACTTGTATGGTCGTAAGATTCTGCGTCCAGAAGCAATCGCCACCGCAAAATATAATCTAGCCTAGTGCTAAGTTACTCTGGGTATCCCTTCGGGGGTACCTCTTAACTCTGCCATAACCTAGGAAAGGGAATTTAAATGGCTACTGTTACTACTCTTGCGGGCGGAAAAGTTGATGGTTTCACCGCTGGGCGTATGCCCTACTTCAAAGAAGTCCTGATTGACTTCGCTGCTGCTGCAACTGCGAAAGGCTCGGCTCTGGCTGCTGCTGACGTTATTGAAGCAATCTCGGTACCTGCTAACACCATCATCCTTAACGCTGGTCTGGAAGTTGTTACCGTTGCTGGCGGTGAGTCGAACGATACGACTGTTGACCTTGGTGTCACCACGACTGAGCCTGATATCTTTATTGATGGCTTTGACCTTGATGCTGCTGCTGCTGGTGCTTATGCTCAGAATGCTGCTGCTTTCCAACCTCTTGTAATTGGTACGGCTGATACGATTGACCTGTTGATTGCTACTGCTACGACTGCCCCAACTTCGGGTGTGGTTCGTGTCTTCGCTATCCTGATGGACGTTGATGCACGTAAAACCGCTGCAGAAGTTGATCGTGACGTTCTGGCTTAATTAGCCTAAGATAACAGAGAGTACCTCTTCACGGGGGTACTCTTTTAACTTTTAAGGATAGACAACGTGTCAGCTTACAATTTTCTTGGCCTTGTGAATGATGTGAATCGTAGGCTCAATGAAGTTGAGTTGACCTCTGCTAACTTTGCTGCGGCTACTGGTTTCTACTCTTCGGCTAAAGACTCTATTAACTCTGCACTACAGTACCTTGGTCAGAACCAGTTTGAGTGGCCCTTTAATCACTTCACAAAAGACCAAACGCTGACTGCAGGTACAGTTCGTTATGCTTACCCTAGTGATGCAAAGACGATAGACTTTGACTCATTCCGTATCAAGCGTAACAGTGCTTTTAACAACACTACGCAGAAACTAAAGATCATTGCTTACGAGGAATATCTAGAGAACTATCTAGATGATGAATACAATACCACGAACACCTCTATCAGAAGCCTACCTAAGAGAGTCTTTAGAGCGCCTAATCAATTCTATGGTATTCATCCTGTACCAAACTATGCCTATGAACTGGTGTATGAATACTACAAGAACACCGTTAGCCTAGATGTTTATACAGATGTACCTGTCTACCCAGAGCAGTTTCGTTCTGTTATTGTAGATGGTGCTATGTACTACGCATATACTTTCCGTGGCAATACTCAGGATGCTACCCTACACCTACAGAAATTTGATGCAGGTATTAAGGATATGCGTTCTCTCTACATCAATCGTTATGAGTATATCAGAGACACTCGTATTACCAGAGGTGACTCTATGAACATGCGGGTAGGGTAATATGCCAACAGCATGGGAAACATTCCCTATTGAAGTTAAGGGTGGACTTGTTACAAACATCTCCCCGCTTCAACAGGGTATTACTGCACCGGGATCAGCCAGACGTTTAACAAACTTTGAACCTTCTATTGAGGGTGGTTATAAACGTATCCTAGGCTTTACGAAATTTGATACTGCCTTTGTCCCGCCCTATGGTGAACCCCTTGTGCAGGGTAGTGGACAGACAGGTACAACCCTTATCATTGCAAACATCTATGATACACCTCTTGTAGGTGATACGCTGACTATCTCAGGTGTAACAGGAACCTATACAATATCTTCTGTAACTTTTGATAGCACTGCAAAGACCTCTACCCTAACACTTAGCACTTCGTTGGCTTCTTCCCCTGCAGATAAAGCAGCGGTGACTTTTGGTAACAACTCAACTCTAATTGAAGGTCTTGTATACTTTGGTCAGAGAGCTATTGCTGCCCGTGGGAGTAATCTTTGGTCATCTGATGGGACAGGCTGGATCAAGATCAATACCCCAACCTATGGCACTGTGCTTGTTAATGGTGGAAGCCAGACTGGTTCAACCCTTGTAGTTGATGGATTGACTGGGACACCACAGCAGGGTGATACCTTTACTATAGGAAGTGTACAAAAGGTTTATGCTATTACCAGTAGTGTAACTGTTACCTCTGGGGGTGCAACTTTTGCTATCTCCCCAGCACTAGCATCCTCACCCGCAGACAATGCAGCTATTACGTTCCTTAACTCTGGACGCCCCAATAGTTCTAAGATGCGGTTTGAGCGTTATAACTTCTCAGGTACTACTGCCCTCGTGGGGGTGGATGGTGCTAACCGCCCGTTTAAGTATTCTGGCTCTGCCTTCTCTATAATCACTAGCGCACCATCAGATGTTATTGGTGCTAGTCATGTAACTCAGTTTAAGAACCACTTGTTCTTTGCTAATGGAACAAACCTAACTTTCACTGCACCCTACACAGATACAGACTTCTCTGCAGCTAATGGGGCAGGCTCAATCAACCTAGCTCATGTAGTTACAGGGATGATTGTTTTCCGTGAACAGCTTATTATTTTTAGCACAGACCAAATACACAGGATCGTTGGTAACACTATCTCAGACTTTCAGTTGCAACCTATCTCTGCTGATATTGGTTGTGTGAGAACAGACACTATCCAAGAAGTTGGTGGTGACATTGCTTTCCTTGGGCCAGATGGCGTTAGACTTCTTAGCGCAACCGACAAGATTGGTGACTTTGGTTTTGCAGTTGCATCTCGTCCAATCCAATCTGAAGTAGATGATCTTATATCTTCAAATACTAGCTTTACTTCTTGTGTAATTCGTGGTAAAAACCAGTATAGACTTTTTGGATACGCTTCAAATAGAACTACTTCAAGTTCTGTAGGAGTTTTAGCCACACAGTTTGTAGACCAAACAGCACAGGGTATGGCTTGGGCAGAACTAAATGGTATCCTTGCATATGTAGCAGACAGTGTTTATTCTAGCGCAGACTCATCTGAGACAATCTTATTCGCTAACAAAGATGGTTATGTGTATCGTATGGAGTCTGGGAATAGTTTTGATAGTACAGCTATCTTTGCCCAATACTTCACCCCACATATTCCACTGAGTGATCCTAGAGTACGAAAGACTTTGTACAAACTGACTACATATGTAAACCCAGAAGGTTCTATCTCTGGAGTAGTTAACCCAGAGTTAAACTTTAGTCAGGTTGGCGAAATACAACCACCACAAATCTTGTTGCAAAACACTGCTGATAGCCCCTTCTTTTATGGTGCTGCTACCTACGGGACTGCAATATATGGGGGTAAACTAACATACTCCTTTACATCACAGATGGTTGGTTCTGGTTTCACTATAAGTCTTCAGTATGGGTTCTATAGCATAACACCCCCTTTCTCTTTGGATGCTATTACCATAGAGTATCTTAACAACGACAGGCAGTAAAATGGCAACAGGTTATACTCGCAACGATACCCCAAACAACATTGCCAATGGCAACACAATCAATGCTTCAGACCTAGACGGAGAGTTTGACGCAATCCAAGCTGCTTTGGATGCAACCACAGGTCACACCCATGATGGTACTGTTGGTGGTGGTGCGCCTATTGTTGGCATTGGCCCAGTTCTAGATGTTGTTATCACTACTTCAGTTATGCGACCTAAGACTGACAACACTGTTGACCTAGGTACAAGCGCCCTTGAGTTCAAGGACTTGTTTATTGATGGTACTGCTAACATTGACACTCTCCAAGTTGATGAGTCTGCTACTATTACTGCTAACCTGACAGTTAATGGTAACACTACGATTGGTAATGCTGCAACTGATACTATCACCGTGACTGCTGATGTAGCCTCTAACCTGATCCCTTCTGTAGATAACACACACGATCTTGGGGCTGCTACTGATGAGTGGCGTAACCTATACATTGATGGTACTGCACAAGTAGACACTCTTCAGGTAGACGAGTCTGCTACTATTGCTGCTGACCTTACTGTGACTGGAAATGCTACCATTACTACCAACCTTACTGTAAACGGTAACACTACTCTAGGTAACGCAGCTACGGATACCGTGACTGTCACCGCAGATATTGCCTCTAGCCTGATCCCTTCTGTAGATAACACACACGATCTTGGGGCTGCTACTGATGAGTGGCGTAACATTTATATCGACGGTACTGCTCAGGTAGATACTCTACAGGTGGATGAGTCTGCTACCATCACAGCCAACCTTACTGTAAACGGTAACACTACTTTGGGTGATACAGCGGCAGACACGGTTACTGTTACCGCAGATGTAGCCTCTAACTTAATCCCTTCTGCAGACAATACCCATGACTTGGGTGCAACTGGTAGTGAGTGGAAAGACCTATACATTACGGGTACTGCAAACATTGACTCTCTGGTTGCTGATACTGCTGCTATCAGTGCGGGTACTGCTACCCTGAGTGCTGCTACAGTTATTGCCACGGCTGCTGCGGGTACTATTACCCTGCAAAGAAATGATACTGCAGTTACCTCAGGAGAGCCTCTCGGTCAAGTGGACTTCCAAGCACCTAACGTATCTGGTGGTGGTGATGCTATTTTGGTTGCTGCTACTATTAAAGCTGTAGCGGATGATACTTTTAGCTCAACTGTAAATAAAACCTCTTTGCTGTTTCAAACTGCTCTTGATGGGGCTGTTGTCACTCGTGTAGAAGTTACTGGTGATGGACATGTTCTCCCCGGTGCAGATAATGTTTATGACCTTGGGTCTACCACCAAAGAATGGAAAGACCTATACATTGATGGTACTGCCAATATTGACTCTCTGGTTGCTGATACTGCTGACATTAATGGTGGTACTGTTGATGCAACTACTATCGGTGCAACTACCGCTGCTGCTGGAACTTTTACCTCTGTCACTGCACCAAGTGTAACTATCACTGGTGGTTCTATCACAGGTATTACTGATCTTGCTGTAGCTGATGGTGGTACTGGTGCATCTAATCAATCTGATGCAAGAACTAACCTTGGCCTTGGAACTATTGCAACTCAGGCTGCTAATAATGTTGCTATTACTGGAGGCTCTATTGGTGGGGTTACGTTTGCTAGTTTGGCCCTCACTGGGAACCTTACTGTAGATACAAATGTGCTGTTTGTTGATACTACTAACGACAGGGTGGGTATACTGACATCTACCCCAACGGTGGCACTGGACGTAGTGGGCGCTATCAATGCTACAGGCGCTGTCACAACCACTGGCGCTATCACAGGTACAGGTGGTGTCAGTAATAGTATCGGTCAACTCTATTCTCCAAGAAGTATAACCCTTTATGACACTGGCTCAAGTGCTACATACACCCCTACGGCAGGCACAAAAGCTATTCGTGTGACTTGCCTTGGCGGTGGTGGGGGTGGGGGTGGCGTTGATGGCCAAGGCGCTGGAACAGCAGGGTGTGCTGGCGGGGGCGGTGCTGGTGGATTGACAGAAATTCTTATAACCTCTGTCGCCGCAAGCTACACTTATACCGTTGGTGGTGGGGGTGGTGGTGGTGCTGGATTGGCAGGCGTTACTGGTGATACGGGCGGGACAACTACATTTTCTGGCACTGGAGCTTCTCTATCTGCTTCTGGTGGCGTTGGAGGTGTTGGTCGAACAGCAAGTTCTTCAAGTGTATCTTCAGGTGGTGGTGCAGGCGGTGCGGCATCTGGTGGTGCAATAAATATTACTGGACAACGTGGGCTTAGTGGCACTGTAAGTGGTGGGTTCGGCGTATCTCAGGGTACTGGTGCATCAAGCAATTATGGTGGCGGTGGGAACGGCTTTATTGTTTCTGGGGCATCAGGTGGAGATGCTGGGGGCGCAGCAACTGGCTTTGGTGCTGGTGGTGGTGGTGCTGGAGTCACTGTACTAACAACAAACCATGCAGGCGGTGCTGGTTCTGGTGGGCTAATTATTGTGGAGGAATTTGCATGAGATTTATTCAGGTTCAGGACGGTGTTGTTGTCAACTTTGCAACTGATAATAATAGGGTAGTTGCTCCTAGTGGATGGCAACAGCACGATACTGCGCAGATTGGGTGGGTTTTTGATGGGGTAAATTTTGTTCCTCCAGCTAAAGAACCTGAACTTCCACCTACGCGAGAAGAACAAGAGGTTAGTCGCCAAAGGGCATACTCTGTTGAGGCTGACCCCATCGCTATGCAGATGCTACGGGAAGAGGCAACTAAAGCTGAGTGGCTGGCTAAGATCAATGAGATTAAAGTTCGTTATCCTTACCCAGCTTAATAAAACACTTGCAGTCAAACCTATTTTAGTATAAGATACAACAAACGTCTGGAGACATAGAGTGGACTTCAATCCCCAACAGCAGCATAACTTGCTCAAACAGATGGGCTATGACGGGCCAACAGACCCTAAGATGATGGAAGCTTTCCTATCGTCCAATCCCGGCGCAGCAGCACGTATGGGAAAGTTCTCTCGCGTAGTTAAGAAACGTGCGGGTATGGCTGAGGGTGGTCTATCTGCAGCAGATAAACTTACTCAAGCAATTATCCGTGACCCATCAGACCTCACTACGGAAGCTGATGTAGCTAACATACAAGCCACCCCCGACACATTGATTGACCCTAATGCAGGTCAGGTTGATGCTGCACCAAAGGTAGATGCAGCAACAGTAACTAATGTTGAAGCTGCTACTGCACCTACAGTTACTCCTGCTAGTCTTGTTGAAGCTGCCACTGCTTCTGGGGATGTTAAGAAGGAGACAGCAGGACTTCAGGCTGTTACTGGCACTGTGTCTGAGGGTGCTACAGTCCAAGCTGCACAGCAGAAGGATAGCTCCTTAGAGGGTCGTAAGGCTGAACAGGGTACTGGCATCCTTATGGATAACCCAGTACAGCGTCAGGTTGAAGAGGGAGAACTAATCTCTGGTTCCACTGTAGATGCTGCTAAGGTTAATAACCTAGTAGAAAGCATTCAGGCAGCAGAGGCTACTCCCACTAAGCAGGCTACTGTGCAGGGTCAGCTTGAAGGGTTGATGCAACAGTTCGAGGGTGGTAATACACCAGCGTGGGCTGCAGGGGCTATGCGGGCTGCTAATGCTACTCTAGCTGCTCGTGGTCTTGGTGCATCCTCTATGGCTGGACAGGCTGTCATTCAGGCTGCTATGGAGTCTGCGCTACCTATTGCTCAGGTTGATGCGAATACCTTTGCACAGTTTGAGGGACAGAACTTATCCAACAGACAGCAGACTGCAATTTTTGCTGCTCAGCAACGTGCTACCTTCCTCGGCCAAGAGTTTGACCAGAATTTCCAGACTCGTGTTATGAACGCAGCTAAAGTTTCAGACATTGCTAACATGAACTTCACCGCAGAACAAAACATTGCGATGGAGAACAGCCGTATTGTCAACACGGTGAACTTGGAGAATCTAAACAACCGTCAGGCTATGACTATGGCACAGGCTGCTGCCCTTGCTAACCTTGACATGGCTAACCTAAGTAATCGTCAACAGGCTGCTGTTCAGAATGCACAAGCGTTCCTACAGGTAGACATGGCTAACCTTGACAATGAACAACAGACATCTATGTTCCGTGCGCAGTCTAACATTCAAGCATTGCTTACAGATCAAGCTGCACGGAATGCTGCAAGTCAGTTTAATGCTTCGAGCGAGAACCAGACTAATCAATTCTTTGCAGACCTAACCAGCCGTGTAAGTCAGTTCAATGCTGAACAGGGCAATGCTATGAAGCAGTTTAATGCTGGTGAGACTAACGCTGCTAGTAAGTTTAACGCGCAGTTGGAAGCACAGCGTGACCAGTTTAATGCTACTAACTCTTTGGTGATTGCTCAGGCTAATGCCCAGTGGAGACAGAACGTAGCTACAATAAACACTGCTGCACAGAACACCGCCAATCTAGAGTCTGCTAAGAATCAGAATAACCTTACTACTCTAGCTCTAGATAATCTCTGGCAGAAAGAACGTGACACTATGGCTTTTGCTTTCCAAGCCTATGAGTCTGAAAAAGACAGGGCCGCAGAGCTTTTGCTTGCAGGTAAGAAAGAGAAAGCAGCAGAGGCTACAGCTAAAGCTTCTTTCTGGAGCAAGCTTATTCTTGGATTCTAACACTAAGGAATAATGATGGACTATAATAAAGGCTACATGACAGCCTCCTCCCTTGCTACCAGAATTAGAGAGACAGCTTCCGCTGGGGCTAAGGCAAAGACTGGTAGTGGCCTTGCTTCTCGTATGGCTGTGACAGAACAAAAGCTTGAGGGTTTTAATGAGCTAATCCCACAGTACATGAACTTTACAAGAGAACTCTTTGAACCTGTTGCAGCACAAAGACAAGCGGCTGTTGTATCAAGTTCCTCTACAGGTGTAGTAGCTTCTGGTAAGCTCTCAAGCTCTATCTCTGCTGACGTTGGTGACAAGGGTATTCGACGTATCCTCTCGGCACTCAAGAGCAAAGAGTCTGGGGGTGATTACAACGCTAAGAACACTGCGAGTACTGCTTCTGGGGGTTACCAGTTTATTGACAGCACTTGGAGAAGCCTCTCAAGTAAGTATGGTGTAGGCACAGAATACAAAACTGCCAAGTCTGCACCCTCTGATGTACAGGATATTGTAGCTGCAAAATATGTTAGTGACATTCTAGCAGAGAACAACAATGATGTTACAAAAGTTCCTGTTGTTTGGTTCACAGGTAATGCTGCTGGTCAAATGAGTGAAGAAGCCTTGGCTGTTAATAAGGGTCTTACGGCTGAAAGATATCAGGCTGACTGGCTGCGTAGATACAATGCAATTTCTGGAGAGTAAGTATGGATATGTTTAGTGCGCCTATCCCCGGTCAGTCCCTGACTACGGAACCTAAGGGTTTTCCTTGGGAACGACCACCAGAGATTACTGATCCAGAAGAAGCTATTCAGATGCACTTGGCTCGTCTTTCTGAACCAGATATGCTTGACATGGTTCTTGACCTGATTGAGTCAGATGGTATAGATGTAAAGACTCTTACCTCTGGTATCATGCGTGGAGCAGTAGCCAAGGGTATGCACACTATTGATGTTGCGTTGTTGGTTGCACCTGTCGTACATGAATTTATTAAGCAGGGCGCTCTTGCTTTTGGTCTTAGTCCTGATGATGGCTTTGAGAATAAAGAAGAAAAAGCTGAGTATGCTAAAGCAAAGAAGACTAGCCTTGCCAAGAAAATGATTAAAGAGATGCCACCAATGCGGGCCAAAGAAGTACTAGAAGTATCACCCGCTGAACAAGTTACTGCAGAAAAACCTAAGGGTCTGATGTCAAGAGGAGATAGATAATGGGTTTTTGGGCTGGCATGAACGAAGGCTTGACTTATGTGCTTGATAAGAAAGCAGAAAAAGAAGCTAAAGAACAAGACCGTGCTTTTCTCAAGGAGACACGGGATGAAGAGCGTAGGTATGCAGAGAGCCAGAACGGGATCAAATATCTTCAAGATCGTACATTAGCCACTCTACCTCTATTGGCAGAAAAAAGGGAACAAGATAGAGCTATTGCTGCTCAACAGGCACAGATTGGTTCCTACTTTAAGGGACGTACCGCTGACCTACCAGAAGAAGCCCGTGATGCATTTACCAACTTAGTCCTTCAAGATTCTACGTATTCCACCGCACTAATGGAAACTGTGCAAGAGACAGAAACAAAACTTGGTCGTGCTTTGACGGGTAATGATATCTTAAAGCTAACTGATATTTTTGAAAGGACAAAACCAGAGGGTGTCGACCCTGCAGACTGGATAAAGCAAGCTGCGGGTATGACTGTTACCTCTGGTTCCAGTATTAACTTTGATGAAACTGTTGAGAAACTCTTCTCTGGTGAGATGACCCTTGCTGAGGTAGAGCAAATACAGATGGAACTTATAACACCTACAGGTACCAGCCTAGGTGTTGCACCAGACTTTGCAACCTTTGAGTTTCTTGGTGTTGATCCTGCAACACAGAAATCCCTGATGGAAGTTGCAAAGGTAAGAATTAATAACCAGTTTCAGCTAGATAGAACTAGGGTACAAGAAGAAGCAGATGCTGCTATAGCGGCGGGTGATCAACCTTCTTCAGACTTAGCAGAAAGAAACCAGATACTAAATCGTATTGCAGAGGAACCCGATATGCTGCTGGAATACTATGCACCTACCATATTACCTGAGTTGGCCGCAGAAGACGCTCGTTATTCTATGGTGTACCCGCAGTTCTTTCAACCTGCGTCAGACATTCGACCTGCACCAGTAGTTACCTATGACTATGTTGATGGGGTACTTACACCACGGGTCACACAATGATTACAGTAAATTTACCTAATGGTAGTACTGCACAGTTTCCTGATGGGACTCCTCCAGAAGATATTGAGGAAGTACTTCGCAGGGACTTTCCCCCACAGGAAACCCTTGTTACACCTACTGAGACTGTTGAACCTATCCCCACTACAGAAGAAACTACTACAGACGCTATGGGGAATGTCACAGGGACTTTCTCAAACACCTTTACCAGACCTACAGAAGAAGACCAAGCACTTCTTGATGC